CCCTTTGCTAATTTTATGGGCGATGTAGAGAGGGCGTATGCGCCTAACGTGGTTAAGCGTAAGGACCCCTTGTCCAAACAGTTTGCTGCTAAAAACTTGCCGTATCAACACAGCATTGTAAAGGACCCTGCGTATGCGTTGCAAGAGGTGTATGACCAGCTGTTGCCTGGGAATTCTACGGCCCAGATACAAAATGCTGCGGAAATGCGCCGTGTCAATGACATCAACGTAAATACAGAGTTTCATGGGAAAATAGAGATAAACAAAGACATAGCCGCACCTGAAATGCTGCATCATGACGCTCCCATACGCACGTCCGCCTTGCCTATTTCTCGTACCCCATTGGTGGACGCTATATTGGCGTCGGCCAAGCGGAATTGGAGTCCTCCTGACATGCAGATGCAACACAACGTGTGGGAGTACGCTCGTAAGTTGGTTGATGATTTTATAGATTGGGCCTTTGTGCCTGGTTTTAGAAAAACCATTGGCAGGGCGTATAAGGACAATCCCGTGCCGTTCAATGTAACCGATTACATGGCTTGGAGGGCTGGTAAGGATCAAAATTATCGGCGCATGTTGGACGGTGAATGTGTTGGTGAGTTAGTGGAGTTGGAACTCGAGAGGTACGACACTATAATCAAAAAGAGAGTAAAGCCAAAAATGAGTACAGCTGCCCAGCATGAGATAGGGCAAGGGCAAGTGATAGTCAGTTTGTCAAAGAAGGACACGGCTTTGTTCACAAGTTTGTTTCGTGTCATGTTTGAGAGATTTGATGGTGCGTTGCGACCGGAGATATGCAGTGCCGGCAGGTTGTCAGATGAAGGTATATCGGATTGGTTGTCCGAGTTTTTACCTGTGATCCAGGGTTTGCGTGCGATAGAGATGGATTCCGGCAAGTACGACAAGTCACAGCGGCTGTTGGCGCGAATGATAGAGTCGTTACTGTTCATCGAGTTGGGTTTGGATCCCGGTGTTATGGACATTTTTGAGGACTCTTATGTCGGTAGGGTGTCTAGTAAAGCTTTGGGTCTAATGTTCATGTCTGCATACCAGATGAAGTCGGGGGCTCCGCATACAATGTTGGGCAACCTTGTCTACAACTTTGTGTCCGCTTCCGAGTCGGTAGGCAGGGAGGGCATAGCGGCTATGATAGCTAAGGGTGATGATAATGTCGTTTGGTTGTGGAATAAGGACTTGGATCCAGTGTTGGCGGTGCACAAGATGTCTAATTTGTTTAACTTAGAG